AAGCCGTACGAGGTCTTGCACGGGTGTGCAGGGGGTGTCCCCGGTGGGGGTTGGCGGGTTTTTCACCATGGAATCAAGGTTTTTGTGGTTTGTTGTTGGAACTTGATGTTTGGTTCACTGCGATTGCCTTTGCTTCTGTTGCATGTTCTGCAGATGATTTGCCCGTTGTCGAGGGTGTTGAGTCCTCCCCTGCTGACGGGTGTGATGTGGTCGGCTTCGGGGCTGGTTGGCAGGTCGTGTGTGTTCCAGGTGATGGTTGCTCCACAGAGTGGGCATTCGGTTTGGCCTTGTTGTCGGGCTTGGGTGATGAGTCTTGCCCGCCAGCGCCGGTGGGCTTGGCTGGCTGTGCGGTTGGTGTGTGCCATGATGTGTCTGTTCCTCGTCTAGCCCTGTACGGGTCTTATTTGCCCCTGTAACGGCCTGAAAACCGTTGAGGGTATGAATACTCTGCCCTTGCCCTGCTAGTCGATTCTGGGGGCTGTTTTGTGGCTTTGAGGGGGTGTCTTGAACGTTCCAGGGTGGTTGTTTTCCCTCACACCCCCCTGGCATGTGAGAAAGATCACATCGCCCCCCAGCGGTGTCAAAAGAAGAAGGACACGAAAGAAAAATGAGGGTGGGTGTGTGTTCGCGTTTCAAAGCTTAGCACTTGGCGCCTAGCGGTGTAGAACACAGGCTAAGCGGGAACACCTTAGAGGTTTTTAAAGTCTTCTACCTATAATATACACTTTAAGTCTTACCTGGTGTTAAGGGTGTGAGCGTGACACGCCGTACACCTTCAGCCGAACATACCAAGCCGTAAAGGGACACGAGTGTAAGAGTGTGGTGAGTGTGCGACCGGTGGCACACGAGTCACACGGTGAAAGCCCATCAGCGCTGATGGTAAAGGTTCCTCTTCTCCCCTGATGAAGAAAAGAAGAGAAGAGAGAAAGAACCAAAGAGAGTAGAGAAGTAAAGAAGTTAACCCCTTAGCTCTTCTAAAACTTTTATAACTTATAAGCTTTAATACTTATATTATATTATTATACCTATAAGCTTTAAGACTTATAGGTATAATATTAAAGTTTAAGACTGATGGTTAACTTTAAGTGTTTAACTCTTTAAGTCTTAAACACTGATGTTAAGTTTATATCCTTAAGTGTTAAGCCTTTAAGGTTTTATACTTAACTTAGGTGTTAAGGTTATATAGTTACTTTAAGTATTTAAAACTTTTATAGTAACTTAGATCCTTAAAGCCTTAAGGGCTTAGGCTTTAAGTGTTTAAACCTTAGGACTGATGCTGAGCCTTGAAGGGCTCAGCGCTAAGTGTATAAGGCTTAAAGGTTAACTTAGCTCTTAAGGTTTATATGTTACCTTAGGTGCTAAGCTGTTAAGGTTATATATTTTCTTTTAAGTGCTAAGCCTTTAAGTCTTTAAAGTTACTTTAAGTATTTAAGGCTGATGCCGAGCCCCTCAAGGGCTCGGTGCTAAGCTATCAGCACCTTAGCGCTAAGCCTTAAGGTCTTAAAGTCTTTAAGTATTTGGTAGACTGATGGTAAGCGAGGTCGGGAAGTGCGTTAGCACTTTCTGGCCTTGCGTCCAGCTGGCTACCTGTCCAGCCTATCATATGCCACCTGGGATGAGTCAAACTGGTGGATTTGGCTCTATAGGCGGGTTTGAGGGGTGTAAACGGGTGTTTTTGGTGGTAAAGGTCCAAAAATTAAACCTAAACTTTTCCTTAAATTTTCTTAGAGTCTTGTAACCTTTGAGGGTGGTTAAGGCTGAAACCCCTAGCCGGAACGGGTTTCACTCCCGGACAACTGTCACACTTGACTCTTGTGTCCTTTCCGAATACGCTAGGCCCATCAGTGCTGAGGGTGTCCCCTCAGGCTTTCGAGTACTCGTCGCTAGGGCTCCTCGTACTCTCAAGCCTTCCCTGATGGCGTGTACCCCTTTCAGGGCTGAGTCTGCTCGGGCTGATGCCGAGCCCTGGAGGGGCTCGGTGCTAAGCGTTAAGCCCCTAAGTTTAACTTAAGTACCTCAGGTGTGAAGGCTGATACTCCCCCTTCTTTCTTTTACCGTGTCCTTCTTCCCCCTTAGCATCCAACACTGTCCACATAGTTGAGGCTTAGCTAACCAGGATAGGGGCTGAAGGTCGGCGTCTGGATAGCGGATTGTGTATCGGGCTCTGGGAGGCGTCTAGAATCGATCAGAATATTCTGGGGGTACAAATACCTAGCCCCCACCCCGCAAGGCGCTCCTAGGCGTACCCCTGAAGCTTTAAACGGCATTTCTGGGCTACACCCTCCACGCAAGATCGACAGAGTAGCCTCGAGGGTGCACACCATACTAGGCGAGTGTGATACATCTCACACAGCATGAGGGGCATGGAATCCATGCCCAGATATGGCATCTCGACCCCCGTCATGAAAGCCAAGGTAGATCTACCGAACCTGCTATCACCCAGACATACCCCTGAAACGCCCTAGAAGGCCCCTAGAATCGATCAGCAGGGCCAACCCTGCATAATCCTACCCCCAGAAGATTTGAGACGCCGAGAGAGGCAATAAAGGCTTCAGTGACATCTGTCACACCCGACACTCCAGCATGAAACGCTCAATCCGATCGAGCGCAGCCTTGACTATGGATCACAACCCTCACACCATAAAAACCACAACAACAAACCCAAACAATCCAGAAAGGAGCACCCCCATGGATGGCACACTCATCACACCATCATTCACAAGCCTCTACAGGCAGACAGAAATCGACCCCCTCAGCCTCCACAGCCTCACCGGAGACCACAGCGAGGACATTGATCTCGACATGGTGCGCCGCATGTACCACGCCAAAGTCGAAGAAGCCATACGACTCATCCGACCCGACTGGACGGTCACCCGCGATGGCGCCCTATACGGGCCACCCGACTGGCGCCACCTATCCGAGAACGAAGCTGAGGAACTCCACGACCTCATCGACATGATCGACGTAGACGCCATCCTTGTCGCATCCACCCGATAAACCCTCAACAACGTTATCAGCAACGAAAAGGAAATAATCATGCAGAAGATCGCCGACCACTTCACTCAGCTCTACACCCCCGCCAGCTACGACTGCCCCACACCCTTCGACCTGACACGCCTCGAAAACCTCTCCTGCGACCACCTGGATTTTGAGGGCCTCGCCGAAGCCTACCGGCAGAGCGTGGAAGCCGAACTCCACAAGCTACGCCCCAACACATTCATCGCATCCGATGGCACCGTGTTCAGCCATGATGAGTGGAAGCCACTCACCGGCGGTGAAGCCACACAACTCTACTGGAATGTGAGCCGCATCAACGTAGGCCACCTACTCACCCTGTGTGCCCGATAAAACCCCTAGCCATACAAGGATCGCTCACAACATTTGAGCGCAGCCTTGACACAGGCCACCACCCACACCATGATTAATCATGTCAGCAACAAACAACACCCCAGAAAGGGGACACAAAACATGAACAAGAAAAACGGCTACACCATCGCCGGAATCACAGCCGCCATCATCGCCGCAGCCTCCTTCCTGCCAGCACCCGACGACAACCCGCCACTCACCTCACAACCAGCCCCACAAGCCACCACAGCCAACACCGAATGGACCCCCAAGACTACCCAACAGCGCAAAGCCGAGAAAGCGGCACGGCAGGCAGCCGCCACCCGCTCCCTACAAGCCGAACAAGCCAAAACCCACAAGCAAGCCCAAGCAAGGGGGGAAGAAACCGCCACCGGACTCACCATGATCACGGCAGCACACACCTGCAACCGCAAAGCCGCACAACAGGCCGCCGCACACGGTGTCAACTGGAACGGCAACCCCGACATCGACCTCCAACTCCACAAAACCATCGGTAAAGACACCTTCTCCATCGTCTACGGCGCAACCGCGAAACAGCCCGGCGCATCCAAACTCCCAGTCACCGTCCACTGCCTCGTCACCGGAACAGAAGACCACCCGCACGTCACCGACCTCAACATCAACCCGCAACAGTAACCTGTCAAGGAGCATCCCCGCTATGCCTCTCCTCTCCCACTACGCTGTCACCACTGGACTCGCCGACACGGCACACATTATTCACCACACCGGCGGCACACTACGCACAGCCACCGACATCGCCTCCCGCATCAACACCCTCAACCCAGACATTGATCTCGACCACGAAATCCACCAACTGTTATCTATCGAAACAGACCTGTACAACATTTATAAAACCATCAACACCATTCTTCAGGAGCAAGCATGAACACACCCAACAATAACATTGAGCTGCACAGCTACGAAACGTTCTTCACCAGCCTAGCCTGGATCCAAGGCGGCATCATCACATGGATGTACGCAACCGGCACCACACACAAGGCAGCCCTCGCCATCATCGCCGCATGCGCCCTCGCCACTCTCCTTGGTGCCTCAACCCTCACCTACCAGTCCAAAAACACCAAATGATCACAACACCCATCCTTATCGCAGAAACCCTCGCCATCATCATTCTCGCCGTAGCACTCGCCCACAACAACAACCAGTAACCCACTCTTAAGGAGCACACATCTCATGGATGAGCCCACCCGCATGTACACCGACCCCAACACCGGTGCCCGAAAAGAATTGAAACTCTGCAGGCTCTCCCTCATCGACCCCGCAGCCTTGCACGATCTAGGCTCTGTGGCAGGCTACGGTGCCACCAAATACGGCGACAACAACTGGACCGGAGGATACCCGTGGAGCCACAGCGTTGACGCCCTCTACCGGCACCTACTATCATGGCAGCAAGGCAACAACCTCGACCACGAATCCGGGCTACCCCATCTGGCACACGCGGCCTGGCATTGCCTCGCACTCCTCGCCTACCAGCAACACCAGGCCGGCCAAGACACCCGCAACCCATGGAACAAAAGCGACAAGTAATGCCTCTAGCACAATATCCGAAAACTATCAACCATCCAGGCCACATCTCCTATAGTTCACTCGCACAGTGGGCCGAATGCGGAGAAAAATGGCGCCTCCAACACGGCTATCACGCCCAACGCCACACCTGGTATGCCACCATCGCCGGAAGCGCCATACACCACATCACCGAACAATACGACCTACACCTGTACAATCCCGCCGAATACCCTGCACTGCCAGACAAACTCTCATCCTTCAAAAACGTTTTCGACACACAAGTCGCCCTCGCCGAATCAGAAGGCACAGAAATCAAACCCTCCGGCCGGGTGTGCAAAAACATGTGCGAGTCGGGCGGGCCACACAAGAAAGACTACGACTGGTGGATGGTTTACGGCCCCACCTTTGTGGACCGGTGGAAAACATGGAGGCGCAACCACCCAGAATACATCACCGCTGTTATTGACGGCCAGCCAGGCATCGAATACCCGGTAGAAACCACCCTCCAAGACGGCACCCAGATTGTCGGCTACATCGACCGGGTATTCACAGATACGAATACGGGTGAAACCTTCATTTTGGACCTCAAAACAGGACGCCTACCAGCCGACAGTATGCAGCTGCACACATACAGGTACATGCTAGAACAACACGGCATCCATGTGACGAAAGGCATGTTTTGGACACCCGCCACCACCAAGGGAGACGAGCAATCAGTCGAGCAGGGCACAGCAACCGAACTCTACGACCTTGACAACAACACCTACCGGCATGTATCATCCATGTACAGTCAAGCAATGAAAGGAATCAGTCAAGGCATCTTCGTACCCCACGTCACAGCACTTTGCAAAGGCTGCCCCGTCAAGGACGCCTGCTGGGCTGTAGACGGGAAATACGCCTACAGGTACCCTATAGAAACCACCATCACAGCCCCAACAAAAGAAAGCAAGGAGCACCAGTGACCGACAACACAGACGACGACCGATTCACCGTCACACTCAAATACGGTGGAGACTACGCTGCACCATGGACCGTCATCCGCGGAGACACCGCTGACCAGGTAAAGAAAGCCATCATCGACCTGCTAGGAGGATTGAAAGACGAAACCGTATCCAAAGACTGGGACCTCGCAACCCTCATCGCTAGCGCAGCAATCCTGCTTCAAGACCGATACGATAAAGCCGCCAAAGACTACGTAAACAAAATCGCCAATCAGGAAAACGACATCATCATTGACCGAATCAACAAAGCCACCAGTAAAGCACAGCTAGCAGATCTCCTTAAACAGTACAAGAAGATCATCACCAGCAACAGTGACGTGTCAGAGGTTTTCCGCACTAAACGAAACAGCCTCACCCGATAAAACCGACACAAACCAACAAAACAGTAAAGGAAACAACAATGGGACTCGCCAACTACCGCAACAGCAATAACAGCACCTTCTTCAACCCGTCCAAAAACCAGGACGCCACCGCCATCGCATTCAAAGTGCACGACGTGGAACACAACACTGAAGGCTACGGTGGACAGACCGCCGATCGCATCTACGCTGATGTCACCATCTTCCATACCCTAGACGATCTCAACAACGGCACCCCAGAAACCATCCCCAACGCTATTATCGAAAAAGCGCGCGGCAACAACGACCGCCCACACTCCATGATCCGCGACCTCGAAGCATATCTCGGCGAGGAGCAGGCCTTCAAACTCGCCACCGTGCGCACCAAAAACGGGTTCAACGCGGTCGTGCTCAAACCCCTTGATGACGCCATCTACGATAAGGTTGCCGCATACGTAGACAAGCGCGATCATGGCCAGCTAGACGACACCACAGCCTCAACTGATGCTGATATCGATATCGACTCCATCTGACCACCAAAACACAACCAACCGATAGACAGATAGATTAAGGTTCCGATGCTCTCTCTCCAAAGATCCTTCGAGAGAGCCTCCCAAACAGCCGCCGAGCTGCCCCGCATACCCCAGCTAGAACCCCTCTACCGCAACCTGGACATGCACATCCACAAAGGGGACCTAGTCATGATCGCGGGGCGCTCCGGCAGCCAAAAATCAGGGCTAGCCATGTTCATCACCGCCATGCTCAACCAGCCCGCCCTCTACATATCAGGGGACATGACACCCTGGGAGGCCTCCACGCGAATCATCTCACTCAACACCCAACACACCACCACACAGATACAACAAAACATCGACACCTACGGGCCAGAATACTATCGAGACAGCATCCACCACGGCGCACACATCACATTCTCATTCCAGTCACCCATCACCTGGACCGACATCACCATGGAGCTACAAGCCTACATGGAAATGTGGAACACTTTCCCACCACTCATTGTTATCGACAACCTGATGGACATTCAAGACTGCGAATCCGACTACCAGGCCCAGCAAGAAGCCATGCAATGGATCACAGCATTGGGTAGGGATACTGGCTCCACCATTATTGTCACACACCACGCAACCGACAAAACCGGAACCGACATCGAACACCCGCCAGCTAGACGGGAAATCAAAAACGGACTCTCCGAAAAACCACAACTCATCCTCGGGGTCTCATTGTATGGTGGCGAGGATAACGGCAACGGGCTATCGATCCCGGCAGAGGCACGCATCGCCGTACTCAAACAGCGCACCGGCAAATCCAGTCCTGACGGCACCCGATACGAACGACTCAGAGCCTACCCCGAATACACATTCTTCGGGCCACTCGCCGAAAAACATCCCTGGAACATGACCACAACACACAAAGGACTATGATGGCGACACAGCAGGCACGCAACCGGCGGGCCGGAGCCGAATGGGAAACACGATTATTGCACCAGCTACGCGACACCGGACACAATATCGAACGCCTCCACCTCAACGGTAAAGAGGATGAGGGCGACCTCATCCTCACAACCGGCCGCAAAACCTACATTATCGAGGCGAAAGCCGGGCAACCACACCTAGCCCAATTCGTGAAACAAGCCAGCCGGGAGGCACGCAACTACGAAACACACCGAAACCGCGAAAACCAGTCCACTATTGGACTCGTCGTCATGAAACAGCGCAACAAACCCTGGAGCGAAGCCTATGTGGTATCAACCCTCAACGAGCTCCTCCCACACCTCTGACACCTGCCGCCTCCTCGACCACTACCAGATACGCTACAACCCGTCCAAAAACGAGCAACACATCCTCTGCCCATTCCACGACGATCACCAGCCCTCCATGAGCATCAACCTCGACAAGGGCGTCTGGTACTGCCACACATGCGGTGTCGGAGGCGGACTCGCCAAACTACAACAACGACTAGAAGAAGAAAACCCGAATGTACGACAGCATACGCCCATACAACATTGCGGAACGCCGCCGAATCCAGAAAGCCTCAGCCCTCTACGAAACCCACCTCGAAAACATACTCGACCTCCTATCAGCAAGAGGCATCAGCGAAGAAACAGCCCGCTACCACCACCTTGGATACATCGACAATGACCCCATCCCAGGCCACGAAAACTACAACCAGTGCATCACCATCCCATACATGTACCCCGTTTGGGGGCGGCCAGCCGAAATACGAAAAATGCGTTTCCGCTGCTCACTCCCGCACGACTGCAAAACCCACAACCACCCCAAATATTTGACACCAGCCGGGGACACAGGCTCCATCTACAACATGGCCGCCATGGCCAACCCGGCAGCCGAAATGCACATTTGCGAAGGCGAATTCGACTCCATGATCCTAGAACAATGCGGATGGCCGGCCGTCGCCCTACCCGGCGCAACCTCGTGGCAAAACTTTTGGACCAAATTCTTCGAAGGCTACGACCACATCTACATATGGTCCGACCCAGACCCGGCAGGCGACCAGATGGCCCAAACCCTCCAGGCAGCACTCCCCCAAGCCACCCATGTGCCCCTCACCCTGGGGGATGTCACAGACACCTACCTTCAGGCCGGCAAAACAGGGTTGACACAAGCACTAGACACTGTGCTACAGTAAAACACGTCAACAACACGAAACCAGAAAGGTACACTAAAACATCATGGATCCCCTCGACACGTGCCCAATCCCCAACCGGCGCAACACCAGCCAAACAGCCAGGAGGCGCATCCGCCTCGCCATCTGTGCAGAAAAATGGGCTGATGGCGAAGACCCCACCTACATCATGCACACCTGGGGCACCACCTATGATGGGATGCGATCCATGATCCGCGCCAACCCCGACATTAAACTACCCGACGACATGGCCAAGCGTTTACACAAAGTATGCCGGGAAGCCTACCCCAAAAACCAGCCCAACAGGCACCGAAGCGGATGGGACGCCTACGAGAAAAACTACTACACCCACGAAATCCTCTTCCTCGACCAATTCAACATCACAGCCCTCGAAATCCTCAACCGGCTCGACGTGTCATGGGCCATGTGGAAACAAATCATCACCGAAAACCATCTCACACGGCTCCAAAACGAAACATATGATGCCTGCCGCTGGCACTATCTGAAACAGCAACACCCAGACTGGACCGACCAGCAAATCACACAAGCCCAACACACCGGGAACAACACCTTCAACCAGTTCATGCAAGACGACCAGCCGGTACTATCGTGAGCATCTCGTTCAAACCCACCACCAAAGACAAGCGAGCCATACGCAACATCATTGTCGACGCGTGGCTTAACGAAAACCAAGCACAAGACATTCCCGATAGTGTACTCCAGCACATTATCGAATACTGCTGGGACGCCTTCACAGCCAGCAACCGGTACGCCGTCGCAGCGCAATACTGGCGAGGCCAAAATCCACCCGACAGTGAACATCAGCGTATACTAGTAGGCTACTACAAAACCGCTAAACAAGCCGAAAACGCGGCCAAACAATTCCACTGGAACACCCGGCTACAACAACAATGGAAAACATGGATACTACCCGTGCATAATGGCACCGTGTCAGAGCATTTCACCAACCAGAAAACACTCTTCGACACACAAACCAGCAACCAGGGTGACGGCGCACTGCCGGAGCATCTACAAAACGTCATGTGCGGCAAAACACTCAACCACACAGACGGAACCGTATCGTGGTGCACCCGCAAACCAGGACACGACGGCGACTGCCGCACCGGATGGCAGCCCACCACACAACCGATAGGACCTCATGGCAACCAAAACTGAAACCCTGATTCAACGCTACGGCAACAAAGCCGCAGACGTCCTCGCCGACAGGTCTATCCCCGCCTCATGGCTAGCAAAACAGCTCACCCAGGCAGGATACCCCATCTCCGCCACTGTTATTAAAGACTACCGCCGCAAACAAACCAACACCATCCCGCAAGAAGAGGAAAACCAGTGATAGACAATATTGACCGGCTCCTCACACAGCTAGCCAACCACGACAACGCCATCGACACCATCGACGACAATCTAGCCAACGGAACCGTGCGCCGCACACGCATCTCCGAATGGACCTTACCGAACGGGGAAACAGGCCGATCCGTACAAAAAATCATCGACCACCAACCCGCAACAGACCCATATCCTGTAGATGAACTCGTAGCTAAGCTAGCCGACTGGCAGCCACCCACAACAGACAACACCACAACAGACAGTAAAACCGCATTCGTCATCGGGGCAGGCGACTTCCAAATCGGCAAAGGCATCCCCGGCGGAGAAACCAGCCGATTCGCCGACGACTATTTGCACTCCCTCACAGCAGCCAAACACTACTGGCAGCAAGCCGGCAACCCCGAACGAGTCCACATCGCCTTCCTCGGCGACATGATCGAAGGATACGTGTCACAAGGAGGCAACAACGCCTGGCGCACACAAACACCCTTGACGGAACAAATCAGGCTCACCCGCATGGCCATGATGCAACTCATACACCTGTTCGACCACTGCGCCAACGTCACCGTAACCTCCATCCCCGGCAACCACGGTGAAGCAGTACGCTTCGGCAAAGGAGTCACCACCTACGACGACTCCTTCGACGTGGACTGCTGCCGGGCCATCGCAGAAGCCTACCAGCTCAACAACCAATACCCCAACCTTCACTTCCACTTCCCCAGCCGAGACGAAATGACCACCACCGTCGACGTGGCCGGCACACAAATCCTGCACGCCCACGGCCACCAATGGCGCAACAACCAACACTACGAATGGTGGCGCGGCCAAGAATTCCACAACGGCACCACATCCCACATCCTCATGGCCGGGCACCGGCACCACCTAGAAATCTCCGAGCAAGGACAACGCACCTTCATCCAATGCCCATCCATGGAAGGAGAATCCGTCTGGTACCGGCACAAGACGGGCACCACCGGCCACCCCGGACTCGTGTGCTACACTATACACAACAAAACACCAAACAACTATCAGATAGCGAGATGAAATAGTGCCATGAGCAGACGACCAACAAAAGCCGACCTGGCCACCACCGCATCGTGGGTGTGGGCCACAGACCATCATCTTCGCACACTCAACCGGGCATGCACCAAAACAGCCGGACACTACCCCGCAATCAGTGCAGACGACCTGTACCAAGACTCCCTACTATATATTGCGGTGCGGGAACAATACCACAACCTAGACAACAAACACTATACTAAAATGTGTTACAGGGTAGCCAAACGGCTAGCCAACAAAACCATACAACACCTAGACCAGCCGAAACCTTTACCCGATATTATTCATCTAGCCGACAACCAAACAAGCATTTAAAAGGAGAACACACACCATGGTCACCACCATCCTCGACGACGGAACCCAAACCACCAGGCTACAAACAGTAGGCGCCACCACCACAGCCATCATCACCAACACAGAAACACCCGAAACCATCACCGCCAAATACACCATCGCGAAAGACGGCACAGCCACCTACAGCATCAGCGGAAACACCTACCTCGGCGACCACCAACACATCATCAAACTCATGTACGACTACTGCCACTGCGTCGGACGATTCGACACCACCAACACCAGCAACCCAGACAACCTCGACAACCTGTTCAAGGGGTGACCAGTGAACCGAACCTACACCACCGCCGACATCATTCAAGCCGCGCAATGGATCTGGAACGGAGGCCCATGGAAACCCAGTGTAGAGCCGGGCATGCCACCCCCACCAACCGCGCCACAACACCACGGCAACAACATCGTCTCCATGATCGATCTACAACTGGCCATCGACGACTACACCCTCACATGTGAACCATCCAAACAGCGGAAACGGCTAGCACGGTTGGCAGCATTCAGGGAAGTCTACGGGTATGATCAAACCTATTCGGTGGCAGCCCAACGACTCGGAGTCACCCGGCAGACAGTGAAACAGTGGGCAGACCAAACACTCATCACCCTAACAGGCTACGCAAACAGTAGATACTATCCAGACGGCAACGACGACAGCACAGGGATGGGATAAAACCATGGACAACACAACCAATATCACCTACACCGCCCTCAAAACAGTAGTACATCGAATCATCCAACAACAGCCCACCAACATGCAACAGCTAGAAAACATTGTTGGCGGTGTCGAAAACCAGTACCGTGTACCCATCTCACTCGACAACGTGAACCTTACCGTTAACGACGTCAGCCTCGACGATCTCACTATCGACCAGGACACGCTAGACGAGTGCAGCGAAATCCTATGGTTCTGCGACAGCGCAGGATACCCCACAAACAACAGCAACACTCGTGGCATTCCAGACGATACACGGGCAAGCCAGGAAGCACTAGACTGGCTCGCTGGAATCGCATACCAGGCCAAACTCTTGCAAGCGGAGGCCGACGAGATCATGTGGTCTATCATAAGTCACCGCGACAATTATAAAAATGTTATCGGCCAGGATGTTCTGCACCAGGCCAACGATACTATCTCAGCCTGCCTCCACCTGCACCAGCTGCTCGAAGAAACCATCAACAACAACGAATCATAGAATACTATAGACACAAAAATAGTGCCCCAGCAGCAACCACCACACGATCGTGGCAGCACCGCTGGGGCACACACATATTCAATTACGCAACAGTAGACTCTACCGTGCCAACTTCCGACTCGGCGGCACGCTTCGGCTCATAGCCTCCAGCATCGGCATCGTCGATAGGCTCTATCATGCCAGGATCCGTTTCGTCAACCATGTGAGACTCCACTATTCCAGGATCATCCGGTGGAACAAGCCCAGCATCCACAACCGTGGTTTTAGGTTTGCCAGCCACAAACGACGGGTTACCAAACGAGGTAGCAATCGACAGCACCGCAGCAACCGTTGCTGTTATCAGGGCAGATTCCCACGGCAAACCGCGAAACGACTCCGCAGTATAAGTAACACCCGCCGTCACCCCAAGCACAGCAACAAACGTTTGAATAAAAGTTTTCAGGGCACGCTCAAACAAGCCCAACCAAAACTGTTTACCCACAACAAACCACCATCACTTTTTCAAACCATTAACAGCAGACTCAAGCCTACTGATGCGGCTGCGACACTCCAGCACGTAATACCAGATACTCCACAGGGCGTCTTTTGTGCGCCACGGTTTTCCGGTCACCGGATTCTTCACCCACGACAGGGCATCAACACGTTTACCCAAATCACCATTCTGTACCTGTACCACACCAACATCATGGTGCAGCTTATTCACCGAACCAGTAAGCTGAGCAGACAATTGTTTAATCTGATCATGTAAGGCTTTCACATCAGCCACAGTTAACTCCCCACTATCTCCACTGCCGCCGCAGACGACGGCCATAAACCTGTCCCACGGAAACCACGGCCCCGGATCATCGTGATCCGACTGGTGCCACGCATCCGTCACATCCACGTGGCCGCAAACACCACGTTTACCGGCCTTCAAATCGGCTGCACTAAGCTTCCTTTTCGGAACGTTATATTTGTCACACAACTGCCTTGTGAGAACAGCCGCCTTCTCCACGGCAGGCCACACACGCGGATCCAGCCACTGTGCCCTCGTGTAAGCATGGCCTGGCACACGGAACGAGGCGTGCGAACCCCCATCCGCGCAAATCTCTATACCCAAACTATGCGGATTCGGGGGGGCATGCCACCCAATCGTAGACTCGGACAGGCACTGCACCGTCTCCCCAATATCACACACGTAATGCGCCGAACCGCCAGACGATGGGGACGCGAAATAGTTCGCCGTGGACACCGCCCGACCTTTACGGGAAGCGGACGGAAACCCCACATCCGGGCATGTCGCATGAATCACAACCCGGTTCACCGGACTATTCGAACCGGCAGAGTGATGCGCCGCAGGAATGTATCTCACCACACACCACAACCAAACATCATCAACATCAGTAACACCCTTCCCTTTTCTTTTTCTATTTGCGGGATGACACGGTAACCACAGGTGACGGGGTCACACTCTCACAAGCCACCGAACCCGATATAGTAGACGCCACACCGTCACTATATTTCACAACAAGGCGGCCCCCGGAACAGTACACAGACACCACCGAGCGCCCATCCTTACCATCTTTACCATCGGATCCGTTCGCACCAGGCAACCCGTCAGGACCTTTCACACCATTCAAACCAGGAGAACCCTGCGGACCAGCCGAACCATCAACACCAGCCGGCCCTTGCGGCCCGCGTACACCGGCAGGACCCGGAACACCCTGCACACTCCGCTCAACACGCACAGCATCCACACACAAACCAGACCGGTGAAGCCGCGCAGACTCCACCCCACCCGAAGCACACGCCTGCTTCACACGGCTAGCTAAACCCCGAGCCGCCGTACCATTAGACTGGGCCCTCGCCTGCTCCGAATCCCTTTGCGAAGCCACAGACCCGTACCGTAAAGCACCCCCGGCAACCACCGCCAACAACACAAGCGACAAAAACAACAGTATCAGGGAAGCCTTCTCAAACGAGCGGCGCTGCCTTTTTTCTTCCTCCAACTCCCTCAACCCTACTCACCTCCACCATCAATAGTATCTTTCAAAAACTCGGGCACATCAGGAAGACGCATAGGCTCCACCTCGTCAGGAAGCCCGGCGTTAAACCGGCGAACCTCACGCCGCACACCCCACGTATACTCTTCCATCGCATCCACCTGAGCCGACAGCCGCCGCAAACGCCGCCTAGAACGGGATGTGACCGCCTGAACAGAACCCAAAACCGTGGCCAACGCGGTACAAATAGAGGCCACCAGTGCAGGAGTAAACCACGACACCACAGCCCCCCAACATCACACCATCCGCCACAACAACAGCCCGGTCACACGCCCACAGCTATCCAGTTAGCTATTGCGGGCACACCATTCGGCTTAGAACCATCATTCGTAATAAACGCTAAACTAAAATCCTTAACAGTAATATTGTAGGCTTTCACATCAATCTGTGCCGTGCCCCCAGCCGCCGTAGCCATAGACGCCACCACAACAGGCGGATTACTGAACTGGCGACCAAACGGGATCGTGTAAGCATACACAGCAGACCCGCCAAACATGATCGACTTAGAACCCGTTTCGATACGCGGAGACAACAACATCCACTCGCCGGCATGATTAGCCCACACAGCCCCAGAAGGCACCATCACACGGTCACCCTCCACAGGGGTAGGATCACAAGCAGCAGACTCCCCAAACGCCACCCTAGCCGCTACAGCACGCCTATCCAGCAGCTGCTGCAACCCGTTAGACGACACCACCAAAGTAGCCAACAGCTGCTGATGGTACACGCCAGGCTCGGCACGCAACACGTCACGGGCACGCTCCGCACGACCACCGGGAACAATCTCCAACTTGGCCGTGTTCTGCTCCCAATCCCGAGACAACACCACATAGTCGTAGCGGGTCTCGCCCGGGCCCGGAAGCTGCCCTGTCACCGTCTCAATACTATTCGACGTGCACATCACCCCGTGAGCCCAAGCCTGCCCCGGCAGGACCTCACACAACACCGTGGCACCCTGAACAGTAGTGCCGACACGAAAATCGTCCGGGCCCTTCACCGAAGGCATATTACCCATCAGACCAGACATTTGAGCCCAATCATACTCGGTCAACACACCATCAAACCCTTTACACACAATACCCACAACAAACCCCAATCGTTTTAAAACTTTTGCAAATCCCGCACACCCGCAGCCAAACCGGCAACACGCCGTGCTAGCAACGCCGACGGATTATCCTCATAATCACCGGCAACAGGTGTCACCTTCGTCCAGCCGTCACCAGGCGAATCGCACTCCACATCAATCTGCCGCACGATCTCCGCAATAGGGCCAGAACCCACATCAACATAGATCAGGTCACCGGGCATCAGATTGCCGGGCCCAAACCGCAACACATCCGACTCTGCCAACTCGATCTTAAACCCAGACGAGGCCCCCGACTCGGACAACACCTGCTCGGCCTCATCAAAGAGAGACACCTTCTCGGAATCAGTGTTACGGGCATCCTTAAACACCTCGACACGATCAAACCACTCATCCTCGGCCATCGAATCAACATCCTCACAAAACAGCCGATCCTTACCCTCGCCGCGGCCACCAACCACCACCGAAGTAGCCTTCGGGGCGTCACGCACATACTCCCACGACACAATCGAACCAGACTCGGCAGTCAACACATGACTACGGGTCACAGCCGGCACACAATCAAACACCAAACCACGCTGATCAAACTTCGCATTCTCAAACTGGTTCACCGTGACAGTCATCCGAGCCCACGACAACAACGGCAACAATTTATCGGCAAACAAGTGGAACCGGGCCTGAAAATCCTTAATATAGCGGCCACGACTCTCATCATCGTTCATAAACAAACCAGGCGGAAAACGCCAAGCATTATCCCCCAACACCTGCTTAGCAACCGACTCCGCCGCACCCGAATAGTGGGCATAATCCCTGTCGGCACGCCACTCCATACCAACCAAACCAGGACGATAATTCACAGGCCACATCAGCATACGCCACAACAGGCGAATATCATCCTCACACGTGATAGTCACCCGCGAAGAACGCCAAGGACCCACACCATGAACCTTACGCACAGGCCCAGAAAAAATCTGGCCACCACCATAATCAACAACCAGCCGTGCACCCGGCTTCGTCAACCCGTCAAGCCTGGAATGATCACCCGACACCACCAACTCCAGTGTCGACAAACCATTCCACTTCAACGACAACTTCAGCGACTCAAAAAAATTGATAGGCGCCACACGACGATAATCCGGCGTAAACAATGTTATCTGCGGGACAAGACCAGCCACAATCTATTCACCAAGCCCTCAAAAACCTGTACTGCACCGACACAACAATGGCACCCAAACCAACCATCTCAATATTCACATTCCGAGAACCGCCATGCGGAATAGGCGCAAACTCCCACTCTGTCAAACGATCCATCACATCCTCAAACCCATCCAACAACGCAGACTGCTTACGAGGATCAGTGTCAATAGTAATCCAATCATACTCCTCAACCGGATAGTCTGATGACACACGCAAACCATCAATCTGCACAGACCACGAATCCAAAGGCCCCTCAACACGAATCACAGGCCACGCAGGCACATCACCCTTATTAGACAGGTTATCCCAACCAGACCCCACGCCAGGAGTCAACACCACCGGAAACGCTGTACCCTTCTTGCCGACAGGGCCGCCACCCAACCAATCCTGCAACTTCGCGTTACTGAAACGAAACTTTTGCTCATCCCCATACCAAAACGGGTCATAGGCTGTCAAATGCAACAGATAGCGGGCATAGCCCCTATTCACCGGATCAACCGTAAACGTGTCATCCACCGAATCAAACCGACACCGCAACACACGCTCAACACCGGCAGGAGTCTTCACAGACAACTCCCCCACCTCGCCAGGAGGAAAAGCAGACCACAACTCGTCATACGCCTTCAAAAAACCGTCACGAAACCCGCCCACCGGATCCTCGTCAACACCCGACACCAACACAGGCAACGTCACCTCCCGAGGCTTCACATTAAACCCGCGCCACTCCGAGCCGTGCACCCCAACATGAGTTTGAGAAAAATGCTCCACCTCGGGCACACCCAGGCCGCGCAACGAATCATTCAACAACATGACAGGAGACGACCCCGTATAATCAGTCAAATGAAGCACACGCTCAGGATCATTACCAATCAACGGCAACATAGACCAGGTAACAGTCAAACCAGAACGATCAGACGGGTCAGGAAGAAACATGAACCACACCCCCAATCACACGTAAGCCAACGCGTTCAAAGCGTCACGCTGCTGCCGCTCAATCCGCTTCGCAAACTCGTTCGGATCACCATACGTCGGGCCGTTCACATTCACCACAACACTCTTATCATTCATCCGCCGATACCGGTCGTAAGGCGTAAACGAGCCCACCGACGATCGCACACCAAACCGGGCATCAACCACATCCGGAAGCTCCGAAGCCACACCCGACATCGCATCCAACGCCAAACCAGCATTACCAGTAATGCCCTCAGCCAAACCGGCAACAACCTGCCGACCAACCTGGTCACGAAACACCCTCGACGGGGAATGAATACCCAACACCGACTTCGCCGCATTCGCAACCTGAGAACCCATATTACGCACAGTATCCAACAGGCCACTCAAAGCATTCCGGATACCATTACCCAAACCAGACACCACATCACGGCCAGCAGACACCAACAAGGATCCCATATTACCGAGAGCATGCCGAATATTGCCAGGAAGATTCCGGAAAAAACCCAGCACACCATGCACGCCACTAGACACAGCAGACCCCATAGCGTGCATAGCAGAAGAAGCCGCACTCCGGGCACCATTAAACCCGCGCACAGCACCACTACGAACCCTAGACGCCATCGACCCGAAAAACCCGCCAATAGCAGACGCCACCGAAGACACAACACTCAGGATAGCATTCATCGCAGAAGAAACAGCGCCACGAGCCGCGTTAAAACCAGACCTCACATGGGAGGCAACCGACAAACCAAGCCGCGTAAAAAACCCCACAACCGCGGCAACACCGGCAGAAATCACCGACTTGAAACCGTTAATAAACGCTGACGTAAACGCTCTAATATGATTCCAGCCATTCTGGATGGCCGTGCCCATAGACCTCACGCCAGACACTGAATGATTCACAATCCACGTAATAGTACGAAGAATAGCGCCAATAACCTTAGCCTCAAAAACGATAACCGCAGCATAAATCTTGGCAATGAATCCAATCACCGAAACATAAATCGGCATAACAACCGGAATAATGCGGGCCACCACCTGTAGCACGGCACCAACAACCTGCACCACCACACGCATAATCGACATGATCACCGGTATCAGCGACCGGATCAGGCCAATAATGGGTGGCAGCACAGACATGACAGCACCCAAAATCTGCTGAATCACAGGCATCAAAACAGGCACCAACTGCATGATCACGCCAACAACCTGCCGTATCACAGCCACAACAGCCTGAATAACCGGCATCAACGCCGGCAACAACATTGCAGCAACCTGTGTCACCGCACCAATAATCTGCGTGATCACGGGAACCAGCCGGGCGACAAGCATACTAATCACAGGCACCAGCCGAGCCGCCAAACCAGCCACCAAACCGATAATCTGGCCAAAAGCGGGAGCCAACTGGGCCACCAGCCCAGCAACCAAACCAAACAGCGGCTGCACAGCGGCCATAATCTGGCCCAAAGCCTGGCCAACCACACCAACAAGCTGCATAACAGCGGCACGAAACTGGGCGTTCGTGGCAAACATGGCAGCAAACAAGCCAATCACAATACCAACAGGGCCACCCAGGGCGCGAAACACCCCGCCAAGCCCCCCAGCGGCACCACGCAAAGCACCAAACGACGGCAACAAATTCTTCAACGACACCGCCAACGGGGCAAACCCCGCAACAAGCTTCCCCACACCCACAGCAACAATACCAAACACTGCGGTGCCGCCAGCAAACATGGCACCCAAATTCACCTTAGGAACAGGCAAATGCAGCCTCGCAAAAATGCCCTTCAACTGCTCCACCTTGGCGCGCATCTGTGCATTCATTCTCGTGATCATAGCCGGCATACGATTAATCCACGCCAAAATAGACGGCATCACCCGCTGAATCCCCTGATCAACCGACGCAAACATCGGCTTCACAGAATCCGTCACCGACTTAATAACCGGATTCAACGCAACAAAAATCTGCCGCAACCCATTAAGAAACGGCGCCATAGCCGTAGCACCAAGATAACCCAGGGCACCCTTAACATTCTTCATAGCGCCCTCAAACGTCTTACCAGACGCCTGCGCAGCACCACCCATGCCAAGCTTCATCGCAGCCGCAAACGTGGCAAAATCAATCTGCCCCTTCGACACCATCTGCGACACCTCAGCCGACGTTTTACCCGTCTGCCTGGCAAGCAAAGACAGTACAGGAACACCCGCCATCGTAAGCTGCAACATGTCATCGCCCTGCAACTTACCGCGGGCCATCACAGACGTAAAAATAGCGCCCGTATCCTGAAACGACTTACCCGAAATATAAGACACATCCGCGACCGTCTTCAACACATCAGTCATCTGCCCGCCAGACTTCACACCCGAAGCAGACAACGCCGCCGCAGTAGAAGCCGCATCACCCAACGCATACGACGTACCAGTCACAGCCTCAATAGCCGAATTCATAATCGAAGACGTGTCAGACGACGTGTGACCCAAACCAGTCAGTTTAGCCTGAGCCTCATCAATAGCCATCGCCCTAGCAATACCGCCACCAATAGTCACATCATAGATAGACTTCAAACCCTTCTTGGCAACATTGATGGCACCCACCATTGCGGCACCACCAAGAGCCAACTTCATGCCCTTAGCAAAAAGACTACCCGAACGCTGACCCTCAGCAGGCATCACCCCGGACAGCTGTTTACCAACATCCGCCTTCAAACCAGGCATCTTCGTATACAACGACACATATGCGGAAGCAATCTCACCAGACATACACTATTCACCCCATAATATTAATCTCGCGAGACACCCCGCCACCAGCACGAACACGCGCCAAAATATCGTCCACCTGCCCAGACGTAAACCGGGCCCTACGCTCATCCGTAGGCCTCGCCACAGGCTCCGGCTGCCCCTCACTATTAGCAGACCTGTAATGATCCAACATGTCCAGCACAGCCCACTCGCACCACTCAAACGGGCGCTGCCAACCATTCAGGTGGGCCGCCAACTGGCTAGACGTATCGTTACACAACACGCCAGCCAGCCGGACAGCCTCACCCCAACACATCTGCGGGCCACCAACACTATAAACAGAAACACCAAATTTAGTGCGAAAATCGTATTCGATGGCCCCACGATAATCATCAATCAGGCCGTGGAGCCAAACTATTCCCCCAGGGAGGCACCCCTACCGTCAGGCTTGTATTCCATCCATTGACGGAAAATCTCGGCAACACGAACCATAGGAAGCCCCTCCAAAGCCTCCACCGCGTCAGCCGGGGCGGCAGCCTCCAACATAGAAAACATCACCTCAACCTGGGCGAAATCCGCAGACTCCCCCGACTGGGCAATCTTAGCTGCACGACGGAAAACGCGGGCAGGAACAGCCTGCGCCGTCTCCTCAGCATCAGCCAACACCCAGCTACGGTCACCAATCTTCAACGTGTAACCTGTGTCACTCATCTATCAACAATCCCTAAAATCGTGTATCAGTTCTCAGACGGCGGATTCGGATCCGGCTGAGGCTTCGGAGAAGGAGGAGTATCAGCTTTTAAAGCCGTCATCCACCCCCGACCCGACACCGCATTACCAGTCTTATTAATCTGGGCAGGATACGCCTTCAACGTCACACCATACCCGTACACTTCGCCATTCTTACCCTTGATCTCGTCACGATCAATCAACTCAACCTCAGGGAAATAGTAGCGAATAACCTGATCCCCATCAACAATATCCATCAGTAAAGCGTGCACGCCAGTGGTGGCACCAGGAGAAATATCGAACGAACCCGAATCGGATCCGGCAGTAACCTTCGACTGCCAAAACAGCTCGATAACCTCCTTCTTAGACTCGATCAGCTGGAAAGAAATCTCGATAGAAGACTCCGTAGCAACCGTGCGAACAACATCCGCATTCTGCCAAGCCTTCAAATCATCCGTTTTACGCTCAGGCTTAATCTTAAACCCGTCATCCGACAGATACCCTAAAGCTGTAAGCCCGGAAGGAACCGCCTCCACACCCTTAATAGTATCACCCGCGTGCGCGTCACCAATATAAACGTCACCAGTAACCGCTGAACGAACATTAGACGCTTTACGTGTTGCAGCCATCACAACCCCCAAAAAATATCAACAAAAACAAACAACAATATCAAAACAAAACGTTTACTCAGATTCGACAGGCCTACATATCAGCTCGAACAGCGAATACACATCAAAACGTGCACCATCAACCAGCAAATCAGGACCCGTAGAACGCCTACAAAACACCACCGGATCACCATCAACCCCGTCAGCCAGAACAGCCTCAACACGACGCGCCAAAGACATAGCCCTATCCGGAGTATCCGAAAACACATTCACCCGCAAAAACACCTGCTCACGAACATGCAACTGCGGGCCACCATCCAACGCCAACCAGACCAGGTCACCGCTGAAATCCTCAGGCACCGTCCCTGTACACGGTATCCCAGACAGCCAGCCATCATCCTTGAGCATGCGTTTAGCCCACACACGCGGATCACCGTAAACGATCACGACGCAGCCCCAATCGACCTCGCCAACGTGCCATGCTTCGCCTCAATCCTTTTACCACCCTTATAGGTGGTGCCAATCCTCGCCACAGCCTCAACACGGTGAACCTGCACCTCCGACGACAAACCATTACGGTATTGGGCCCTATCGAAAGCGTTACCGCCCACATTCGCCGAGGCCGCACGCTTGACACGCTCGCCACGCTCAGCCAACATGCCCTGCACCCCAGAAGACTTCAACACCTCACGAATACCCGGCAAGTTCAGCTTCACATTCACATCCTGAGCCACAACCCATCAGCCCTTCTTACGCTTCACATTGATCTGCGTGCCCGCATCCCAGCCAGACATCGGATGATGCCACACGATAGGAGACCCGTCAGCCTCCCACACAACGCCCCGGATACGCCACCGGCAACGATAACCGGCACCCTTGACAGGGGACTTGAAAAGCATCGACCAATGCTCATAGTCAGAGTCACGCCCCGCGGCCTCATCCTCCTGCGAAACGGAAGCATAGATGGCCACGTTATGAAACACAGTCTCGACAGGCTTAGACCAGTCTTCCACCTTGTCACCAAGATCATCGACACGAACAGTCGGCTGAAGCATCACAACCGTTTCACCATAAGGAAAACTGGTCATATCATATCTCCCACAAAGGGCCAGCGTAGCCGTTAATATCAGATCCGCACGAGCAACCCTCACCCCACACCGTGGAACACACCTCAGAATGATTCACACTACTCCTCATGGTCGGTGTAATAGTGAACGCTTTACCAGCCCCACCATCACCCTCACACAACTTCTTCAACGCGGCAATCTCAGAAGGCCACAACAAATTCGTGGGAGTATTAGACCGTGTAGTCTGAGCGAAAGGACCCGCAGACTCATACTGCACCTGACCCGACACGCCAGTATCATTCCAGCGCAACAAAGCCCTACGCAGAATAGCCTTAGCGGCATCCCTATATTTGAAATCCGGTTTAGCGATACAGGGGGCGACACTGACAGCCACAGCCTCCACATCGGCAATCATCGCCTCAAGCTTCCCCTCAGGAATATCGGCGAAAGGCTCAATATCCTCAGGCTTCAAAATGATACCCATCAACACCACCCCCTGCACACAGCATAAACATTATCGCAACAAATAGATCAGTTCTCGGCCGGCGGATTAGGCTTCGGGGCAGCCTTCTCCTTCACAACAGCAAACGAATCAAGCGACTCGATAGCCACATACAGAACAGCCTCGGCACGAACCATAACCTCATTATGGCCCTTCAAATCGCGACCAGTCTGATCCGGATCACCATACTCGATCAGCTCGATCGGGAAGTTACGCTGGAAACCCCAATGAACACGAGAGAAATCACCCACAATAGCCTTAACACCAGAAGCAGGCGACATCTCCGGGGCGCCAGAAACAGTCGAAGAAGCACCAACATTCAGGCCGCGCCAATTATCCAAACCGGCAAACCCGGCGGCAGGATACATCGGCTGACCGGCAAGCGGAGACCCCTTCGGATACACCTCAGTAGACAGAGCAAACGAGAACGCCGGATCCAAAGCAACACCGTTAGGAACCTGCAAACCAGCACCAGCGATAAGACCGACAGCCTTAACAAGATCGGTCGTAGCGGAATCGGTTGCATCAACAATATGCTTCGTCTTATCCAGCGAAGACTTGACAGCCGCAGCAGGCTTACCCGTAGCCGGATCAACACCATGGAAAGCAATCAGATCCACGGCGCGACCAATCGATGCACCCAGAGCCGGGGAAATCAGATCCTGAAGCACACCCAGACGGTAATCCGCGTCAGCCCACATAAACTCGTCCGAGACACGCTGCTGAGTCACAACCTTGATAGGCTGCGCAGTAAACGCCGAAACATCAACAGACGCGGAAGGCTTAACCTCACCCTCACCAACAATCTTAGCGCGAGGAACGCCACTAAACACGGCGCCCTTCACAGGCCCGAAAATAGTCGGCTGCTCCGGCGACAGCTTCGCCAAAACACCAGAATCGATAGCACGGTCACGAACCGCACCAATCATAGAACCAGGAAGCTCAAGCTTCCCTGCAGAAAGAAAATCGTCAGCCATCAGAAATCATCTCCTAGAATTATTGACAAGAGCATCCACAAACGCGACACCCTCACGTCGTTTAACATCATCAACGGGGGCACTCCCCGCAAGACGGCGCACACCCGCGCCACCACCACTCTGGTCGATCAAACCCTTCAAAGCCTTAGCAGACTCCACCAAAGCGTCACGATCGCCACCCGACAAGAAAGCGACAGCATCACCCGACAAGCCACACTCGGCCGCCACATCACGCTTAACACCCTCAAGAACAAACTCGTTAACCCGACCCTCGAGTTCCTCATTCTTGCGGCGAAGCTCCTCAATCACAGACACCGAGTCTCCATCAGAGGCACGAAACTTCTCCAACTCGGCAAAATTACTTTTAGCACGAGACTCCCACTTACGAGCCTCCGCCTTCCAATCAGTCCCAGACGGCTTACCTTCACCACCAGTCTTCGACTGATCGCCTGTCGGCCTGCTTTGATCATTTTTTACTTCGTCAACAACATCACCCTTTTCGGGAACCTCTTCTTCATTGTTGACATTCTGTTCTTCAACATTTTGATCGGCCATAGCCTAACCCTACACTCCTTGCGGAAAACAACACAACATTGTTGACCCCCGTGCGGGAGACAACCCTGTGCACCGATAACCGGCGGCGCACAACCGGAAACCACATCAAATTATCTCATGCCGCCAACAGTACGCATAGCCTTCAAAATATTGCCCGGCGACTGCTGCAACCCGTGACCGTCAACCCACTCACGGGCCTTCTCATACGTCCTCTGATACTCGGCATCAGCCCTATTTGGTTCCCAAGGGCCAACAACCTCAACCACCGTACAACCACAATGATCATGATACTTCGAACCAAACGGACGCTTACCACCACGCTTATGACGCCGCGTATGTCCAGTAGTAAGTGCCCTTTCTCTGGTCGTATAATCCGACCTCGTAGCCAACATGGCACAAAACGCGCACGGATCACCATCAGTCACCCGACGCCACGACCTACCCTGCGCACCCGCCGACCACTCAACCGTGTCACGACCAGCATTCATGACAGCCCGATTCACACCCGCAGCCATCGCATCAATCGTGTCATTCACCCTATCCGGGTCACTCTTAAGAATCTTCATAGTCGAAAACGACCTAGCCAACGCGGCGGCAGCATCAAACTCGTCATACACAATCAAACCAGGATCCACACCATTCAACCGGCGAAAATCCTGCACAAACCTGGCAGCCAACGATGCCGAACCATCATGGCCGGCACGCTCCAACTCCACACACAAACGCACATACTGCGCATCTGTCATCTTCCCGGCACGCCACAAACGGCCAAGCTCGGCATAATACCCAGCGTATTTCCCGGCAAAACGAATCGCCTCACGCTGATACTCAGTCGCAGCAAGCCTCGACATAGCACCCGAAGCCATTCATCAAACCTCGTTAGTTTGACGCGATATAGCCCCAGCCAGTGCCGCCAACGGATCCGAAGACTCGGCACGATGACGCATCACAGCCTCAACCTGCACATCATCAAGCCCCAACATCTCCAACACCGTACGAGAATCAGCAGGCAAAATACCGGCACCAACAAGCTTCGTCACAGCATCAGCCGTAGCCGCCCGAGTAGGCGTCGAAGCATCACGCCAACGCAAACCCACATCACCAAAAAAATCGGCCTCATCAACACGAGAATCAAGCGCCCTGGCAGCCAGGAAACCAACCGACAGCCAACCCTGACCAAACGACGTCTGCCTGCGTTCAGCACGCTTCACAAGCCGAGACTCCTCGGCAGCCAAAGCCTCACCCGAAGGCGGGTTAGACGTGATAAATCCGAAATAGCGTTCCGGAACAGCCGCCTCACCCGCAGTCAACTGCGCCAACAGTCTCATCTGATCCGAATACGGTGTAGGCGAATTCACAGGAAACGACCCCACATTCGGGGTATCACCGTCATCATCCTTATCAACAGCCCACACAGAAGCCATCGACAGGACCCAGCCAGGCTGCGAAAACTCGTCAGCCGACACGCCAGTCACCCAACGCTGAGGATAGGCATAAAAATCACGATTCACAGACTGCCCCAACAGTGTGCGCACAGCCTCATCCGTGTAAGCCCTAATAGACCGAGTGATCTCCGAACGGCCATCAATCCTAGAAGTACGGCGACGATTCACAACAGGCACCAACGGAACCGCCCCAAGCACATTCGGTATACGGCCCGTCTCAACCCACTCACGAGACCCACGCCGCTCCACCTGAACAATCACATCAGGCAGCAACAACTCCGCCTCAACAACCTCAGGATCACACGTCTGCTGCACCACAAGGCCAGCATCCAGACGAGACCCGTCAGCCGAAAACTTGCCCGTGCAATTCTTTGGTGACTGCGGACGAACCAACACCGACCCATCATCCTGGGGAATAACAGCCACAAACGACAACCCAAAAATCAGCGCATCCAAATGCACATCACACGACGCCGTAGCAAGCCGATTCGCAGCATACACACCATCCAGGCCGTAGCCGTCACCATTCGTCCAGCCAAGCCAATCCAGACGCTCCTCCAAAGCATCCACAGCTATACCAGGCCACGACACCACCGTTTGCACACGCTGCAACTCCGGAGGAATAGCCACCCCCAAATCACGCACCCGGCTCGAGCCCTCATAGTAGCCCTCAATACGGCAATGCCACGAAGACAACCTTTGGATACGATCGTACATGCCCTCAATCAGAGCCAACTCATCCGAGTTCATACCACAGACACCCGCTTCCTACCACTACGCTCCCGACGGCCACGACGAACACGTTTAGCCCCCAAAAACGCCAACGACACAGCCTCCAAAGGAACCTCAGAACCATCCTTAAACGAGGAACCCCAACCCCACGCAGAGCCTTTCTTTTTCTGAACCGCCGACCTCACAGCAATATCCAACATATCGCGCCTCGAATCGGCACGAGGATGACTGATCACACCCGACCTGACACCCTCCAAAAACGCCTGACACGCCTCCACATACACGCCAGTATCAGCAACCACCACGCCACGACCCGGAACACCACGATCCGTCAACGCCTTCTGCAACAACACCGCACCAGACCCGGCAACCATAATCCGGTCAGTATCACCCCAACGAACCGCCAACCAGTCAGCCAACCGGCCCACACCATCAACAATCGTTCCCGACAGCCCATCAATAACCTCAACATGAACACCAGCATCAGTCCGGCCAGCACCCGCCAAAGCAACCCGATCCCCAGAACGAGAAAACGAGACACCAAACACTTTCCCGCCAGAAAGCTTCGCCTCATCCACCGCAGACTGAGCCCACTTATCAGCAGGAACCACAGACGCAGCAGACTGGCCACGATCCCACCAGCCAAGCCGCTCCCTCGCAAACCCGGCAGCAGACATCGACTCATGCTCATCGCTCACGGTCCCGAAATTCAGACGCCTACCCAGCGCAGGATTAGTGTCACCCGCCAACTTCCGCCACTGCCGCGACACATCATCCGGATCAGACTCGTCAGGAATCGAAAACTCCGTCCACGCAATCCTTTTACCACCCGACAAAGCCTGACCACGCAAACGCAACACAACCGAACCATCCGCCAACGGCCCAGGCGGCGTGCCAAGGAAAATCTGCTGCGGATCACCAGACGGGGCAGCACTTACCGTAGGAAGCAAAGCCTCCAACTGCTCATCCGACAACTCCTGAGCCTCATCACACACCAAATCATCAACCGTAAACCCGCGAGCAGAACCCCGAGAACGGGCCACAAACTCCACCGAACCCCAACCCGGACAACCACACTTACGCTCAAACGTGGCACAATCCGGATGATGCAACACAATAGCCTCCTGACCATTCGTCGCACGAATCGACTTCACCATACGATACAAGTCAGGAAACTGCCGCTCATTCTCAAAAAACGACCTCAACCGCATAAACGCCTTACGAGCCGACTTCAACTCGTGAGCCGTATGCAAAATACGGCGACCCTGAATAGTCGCCTTAAACAACTCCACAACCTCAAGGATCGCGTTCTTGCCATTCTGGCGAGGCACAAACACCCCACACACACCCGAAGCAAGCCTGCCATTACCACCCACAGCAAGCCAATCATCCAACACCTGCTGCTGCCACGGATCAGGCGTCAACCCATACGCACGACCCAACTCCCCAGCATCACCCCCAGCAGACACCGAATACGCCGCAGCCACACGATGACGAGGAACCTGAGACCCAACAACACCAGACACCTAATCAGGCCCCCCTGCGCTTCCTATACCGGTCAATCATCGCCACCGCAGAACCCCCACCACGGCCACCAGACACCACATCAACCGAATACCGATCCAACATACCCATAAAAGCCTTCACATGAGCACGAAGCGAAGCCACCAAATCCGCGCGACCCTCACGCCACACACAATCATGAATCACCGCAGCATCCATGAGAAACAGCCACTCCTCATCAGACACGTACTGCGCACGACTATCCTCACCCCACACACGCCACCAACGACGCGTCTCCCCACACCAATCACGACTATCAGGAAGCTCAGGCTGCACCACACTCACCACCAACACAAAAAGTCGACAAACAGACAAATACACAAAAGGGAGGTATTTCACT